GTGTCATTTACATCATTCCAATACATCTCATAAGTATTACCCAGATAAAAGATTTTTCCATTGTCAGAGCGAGTATGATAATGTCCAGAAAATACTTTCTGAAACTTATCAAAAATCTTTGGATCAGTTCCATGCTCTTCCATTACAAGATTTCGATTTACACGGAAACCTTGTAACTCCAGATGACCCATCGCAATTTTTGCTTTGGATTTTTTGATTTGCTTTATCGTTTCATCATAGTTATCACTGCAAATCCAAGGCACCATCATAATGTCAAGACCACCAACTTTGATTGTTTGTGGATAACTATAGGTTTTAATATTGGAGTAATTCTGAAGAAGAAGCGATGGTGAATTGACGTGATTGGTATTTTTAAAGTAACAATCGTGATTGCCCACAATCATATGAACTTCGTGATTTTTAAGAGGTTCAAATACTACACGCTTTGCCCATTCTAAACTTTGATAATCAATTGACTTGCGACTATCAAAGGCATCACCCATATGAATGACTGTTTTAATTCCATGCTCCTCTAAAGCAGGAAAGAAGACATTCTTATAGAAGAGTTCAAAGTGATCGTGGAGATACTTTGATCCTTTGCGACACCCGTAGTGAGTGTCAGTTAAAATTGCTACCTTCATCGGTTATTTCTGTATTGAATAGCATCTTTCATACTATTATAATCGGAATTGCTTCCAGAAAGCAAGTTGTCATCAATCATCATAACCTCATCATAACCAGTGCGTTCGATGATCTTGGTTTTAATTTCCAGTTGCTTCTTCTCCTTCTGAATACGACGGAGAAATGCATAGTGAATAATTTGAGTAAAGTAGGCAAAAGGATTACTTGATTTTTGTGGATCAAAATTATGAATATATTGAACGCAATTTTCTATGCCATCAGAAATCATATCATCCCGAAACATATAATTCACAAAGTTAGGTTTATAAGAAAGATGCGTGGCAATCTTAAGAAAACACTCTCCCAAATAATTTGTAATACGTGGTTTTGGAAGTCCTTGCTCTTTAGCAGCAGCAACCTTTGTCCTATAAACAATCAATGCTTCAAGTAACTCTTTGTTATTTACATAATGTTCTGATTTCTTTTTTGGCATAACAAGTCCATCTTTTACTTAATATAAGTTGAATTAATTATACCACATAAATCAAGGGCTTGACAAGTATCAAAAATATGTGTAGACTAGGTTTGTCTCCATTGAAGATAAGTTTTAGCTTTCTTTATTATCTTTAAGGTCTTTGAGAAAAATATCTTCGAGTGACTTACGAGAATTCTCTACTGACCCCAGATATCCCATTTTATCAGATATTGAAACTTTACCGTTAGATTCAATTTCAATATCACTATCATCTTCAAGATATCGTAGATAAAAATCAATTGTAGATTGATTTTTAATTTCAGTCATTGTAATGATTCTATCAAACTTAATAAAAAAGATATCATCATTAGGTATTTCCATCCAAGGTTTTATTTTTACATACATACCAACATAATTTGTAAATACTTTCATTATAACTGGATTTTGAAGAATGATAATTGGATCTCCATTATTTTCATCGACAGAAATAAGAGAAAATATTTCTTCGCCACTAATTAATTTGATTGCTGCGTAAAACTCTTCTCCCATTAGTTCTTAAGCGGTATGTTTACAATATCATAATTAAAGTTTTCTTCATTGTAAATTTTAATTCTTTCGATTAAATGATTGAGCGTATAATTTTTTCTTGACTTATAACTGATATCATCGGCAATGTCATATAGAGTTGCTTTTGTCTTATTATCGGATTTTCTTAAGACTCTTCCGATTGATTGGAGGTTTCTGATTCTTGATTTACTAGGGGAAGCAAAGATGACATTATGTAGATTTCTGATGTTAATACCAGTAGAAAAAGTCCCGTAAGAAGCAACGATGATAGCATTGTTTTCTTTTTCAGTAATTTCTCTGACTTTTTCTCGGTCCTCAGTATTCACTCCACCATGTACAAAAAACACTTGTCTGTTTTCAGTTTTGCTATTATTTATGAGTTCGTATAATGGTTGTCCATGACCCTCAACTCTTGAGAAAAGAATTAATGTATTTCCTTTTAAATCGAGAGCAAGATTTCGAATGAATTTATTTCTCTTTTCATGATTGATAATATATTGCACTTCATCTTCAAAAGTTTCAAATTTATTTGGTGAATGCTTAAGTAATAAAATATTGATGTCAAGTGTTGCTACGTGCCCTTTCTTCATTAACTCATCAGTTTTAATGATTTTATAAGAGGGACCGAATAGACCTTCTAAAACCCATTTGTGCGTTTGTGTGCCATCTAAAGTTCCTGTGAATCCAAAACGATATTTTGCATCGAAAAGTTTTGTCATTATAGATACTAATGACTTGGATTTAAAATTATGAGCTTCATCACCAACTACTACATTAAATCTTGAAAAATATTGTTTAGGTAGTTTATAAATCGATTGCCAAGTTGTAATAATTACTTGAGAATCAGTTTCCCTTTCTTTTCCGGCGTAGATTTTGTGGCAAAATGATCCCACATCCCATCCATAATCTGCAAAATCTTTATACATCTGCTCTACAAGGGATGTCGTTGGAACGACTATCAAAATATTTTGTTCTTTCTCAACGTAATATCTTACAATCGAATATATCATCAACGACTTTCCAGAGGCAGTTGGAGATATCAACAACTTTCGATTATGTCTTAAAGCGCCGTATACTCCCTCAACTTGGTAATCGCGGGGAGCATACTTGCAAATAGAATTCATATAGTCTTTTACACCTTCTTTTGAAATCATCTCATTGACTTCAAAAGGAAGACCATAGTACTTATTGTTTCTAAACTCATAAGTGTAATTATGTTGCTCACAAAATCTTATAAGTTTATCTAATAGACCAACGTATATTTCTTGAGTATTAATATTAAACAAATAAATGTGTCCATCCCACCACCTATTCTTATAAGCGGGAGCAAACTTTGCATTTGGTACTTCAAACTGAAATGCATCTCTTAATTCATAATAGACGTGTGCTTCTGCCTCAATTTGAAGATATACCTCATTCTTTTTTGATATGACCAAATGTGACATTCATAAAATATCAGTTATGAATATTTATTTCGTCAGTTAAACCCCGATTGAAACCTGTGCCATTCCAGAGCATTCTTTATTTGAAACGTTCTATTTGATATACACTTAATAATCTCTTCCAAAAACTTTAACATAATGTCATAGTATCTAATTTTGAGTTCTACTTTATTCAGTCTCTCATCAGCGTCCATATGCCTCTGTAACGCTTCTTTGTCTCTAACTTTATACGGAAATGGTTCTTCTATATAAACCTCTGCAGGTGCCTTTCCCGTGTAATAGTTGTATCGTTCAAGTTTAACTCTATTGAAAGTTTCTCTTGCTTTCTCACGAAGAAGAGTAATTGTATTGTAAATGGTATAATATTTGGAATGAAGTTGGGGAATTTTTAAAGATTCATCGTGCAAATTATCAGGGTCAATGACAGCATCTCTCTGCCACATTTCCTGAATTTCATCAAGTGTCATAGAGGTTGTCCAGTTTCGCTCAAGATATTGTAGATAGTATACTTGAAAGATACCTCTGCTGTAAAGTACTGGATGTCGGTTTGTGTGGAGTCAAATTCCAACGATGTCAAAGAGACCGGAAATAAATCTTTAAATTTTACTATTGAGTTTGTATTATAATTGCTATCTAAAATATAAAGACTTCCATCACTAAATGCTCTTTTAGAATCTTGTAGTCCATCATCATTTGTAATTAATTCTTTATATTGCCCTGTGGTTTCTGGAAATCCCAATCCAGTTAACCAATTATGGACAACCATATAATTCATCATATCTTCATCGACTAAAAACCTTAAAGATAAGTCGCCGTATTGAAGTTTGCCGCCTGGAACATCAATATCCTTAAGATATGATGGTTGCTGAACCAATGAAAGTGTAATTTCTGGTATTCTTGCCGAGTTGCAAAAGAAACTTACCTTTGGTTCTTTTGCAAGAGTAAAATTAAAACCAACTGGTGAAAGAAAGTTTCGGTTTTGTATCTGATTTCGATAAGCAGACGCCATAATGTTTTATTGATATTTAGATAAAAAAAGAGGGTCCCGAAGGACCCTCTTGAAAGAGTTGTAAACTAACTCACATTAAGTTAGCAACCTTAACTCTTCTGTAGTAGGTGTTTGCATTGGTGGTCAGAGCACCAGCGCCAGCGGTAAGACCCTCAGCGAATGGGTTTGCAACCATTCCGTAACGGGTCTTAAAGCCGATTTTAGGCTGGAAGGTGTTCTCGCCAACAGCACGTACCATCTGCAGAGGAACGTATGGGCAGTAGAAGAGACCAGCGTCATATGGGCTAGAACCCTTATAACCGACAACGTAGAACTGGTTAGCAGAAACGTTTGCCGAATATGGGTCAATGTAGACGCGATACTTACCTTGAAGAACTCCAGCAAAAGTATTGCCGGTGTCATCAACGTTGAGGTTTGCGTTGAGTGCAGGGGTGTAATCGAGGACACCTGCCATTGCAAGTGCTGAAGCAACGTCAGCAGAGCAAAGGATGGTGTTACCCTTTCCTCTACGAGTTTGCTGGGCGATTGCGTTTGCATCGCGCTCGATTTGGAAAATCAGACCCTTGAACTTCTCAACCGACCAACGACCGTTGGAGTCAACGTCGAGGTCAAAAGTACCTGCGGTAGCGGTATTAACTTGAGCACCAGGCTTAGCAATCTTGTAGATGGTTCTGATAACTTCGCGGTTGATTTCAGCAAGAATCTCAGTTGAGAGAATGTTTGCTAATTCCGCTTCAGCATTCAGACCGTGGATTGCCTTGAGGTCCTGAGCAAGCTCAAGTGAGTACTCGGCTTTCAGAGCACGTGACTTTGCAGTAACAGTGACTTTCTCAATCGAGAATGCCATCTGGTTAAACTGGTCAGATTCGCCAAGCGATTCTGATTCGTCAGTTCTCATTCCTTGACCAACGTTATACTGGTTAGCGCCAGTAGCGTTGTTTGCTTGGTTGGTTGGGTCAAGTACTGATGGGTTGGTGCCGCCTTGAGCGGTAGTACCCATACCGACTGAACCACCGGTCCAACCGTTGGTGTTATTGAATCCGGAATCTTGACCGGAGAATGCTGAATCAACTTCGTTATAGAAGGTCTCGTTTCCAGCCTGGCTGGTGTAACGTGAGCGCATTGCGAAGATGAGTCCGGTAGGACCATTCATTGGCTGAACGCCACAGAGATCGTAGGCGATCAGGTTAGGCATTGAACGTCTGATTAGTGAAATCAGAACTGGGTCAAAACCTTGCATAGCACCGGTTGTTGCAGCACCCAGACCAGGATTTGCGCCTGAAGCAGTGCTGTTGGTTGGTGATTCGTAGAGAAACTCACGCTCTTCACGGAGTGCTCTTTCTTGGTTTTCTAACAGGATAGCGGTTACAGCTCTACGATGTGAATCTTTGAAAGAATCAAGACCTTCGTAGTCAAGGAGCGGAGCCCACTTCTCCTGCAGTGATTCTAGGTTGAATCCTTGCATTTGTGTTTACCTCTTTAAAAGTGTTGTTGTTTGATTTATGATTTAAAAATCACTTTTTAGAAACTCTTTGGAGAGTCTGAAGATATGCACCCATTGTGCCACTAACCGATTGAATATTCAGATTAGTTTCTTCCGACAGATTTTCACTAGCGTTTCTTTGAGTACCAGCGGTTCTGGTTGGGAAATAAGATTCCCTCAGAGTTACTAGTTTCTCACGATAGCTCTCTTCACCATCAAACTCAACATTTTCGGCAAGAGAAGCGAGTTTGTCCTTTTGAGAAAGTGCAAGACCCTCAGCGACTTCAGCAAAAATTACATCAGAAACTGACTCGGCTAATCTTTTATTTAGAGCAACATTTCTTTCAATTTGCTCGTTGAGTTTTTCTTCCATTTCATCAAGTTTATCTACCATGCTCTCGATGACATCATATCTATCTTCAGGGATTGTTACATAATGATCTTCAAAAAGACCCTTCATTCCTTGGAGGAATGATTCGGTCATTTCGGTCTTAAGACCGTGCTCAACTGCGAGTGCATTTTCTTGAATCCACTCGTCAGCAACATACTCAAGGTATGCGTCAACACGCTCTACAAGACCTTCTTTAATTGATTGAATTTCTTCTACAAGAGTCTGCTCATATGCCTCTTCAAGTTGCTCTTTAATTTCAGCAACTTTTGATCTGATAGCAGATTCAAAAATGATACGTGCCTTTTCTTGGAATTCTTCGGAGAGTTCTTCACCTTCCAGAAGAGCATTGACATCTTCTTCGATATCAAATTCTTCTTTCATTTCATCTTC